AGAACTTGTGTAACGCACGGATTTGCAGTTTACCAAGGTGTGCATAACCTTCTTTAAGTTGTTCAATCATGTCTTGTTCGTGTTCAGAAAGTTTTTTGATTGCTGCCGGAGTGGGCAAATTCATTAATTCTGAAATTTCACTAAGCTGATTTTTATACGGTGTTGCAATCATGTCAACTGTTTGCGGAGGACAGCCTTCATTGCGTAATGTATTCATAATAGAAAACTTGTCTGGGTCTTTATATCCACTGTTAACAAACTCGTCCATGACTTCGTCACACATGCCGCCGATCAACATTGTTTTGTCACGCATGTTTTCTTGAATGGTTCTGCGCACTACTTCTGGCTTGTCGTTGTCAACTACCAGTTCAACATCTGGTTCAGTTTTGGCAATGGCCTCAGCAATTTGTCGGCGGATAAAGTCGCTAGTAGGTTGTACGTCACCGCTTGTACCTGCTAATGTTTGCCAGTATGCATTGTGTTCAGGATGCAAATCTGGCATACCGTTGCGCAAGCAACGTGCATAAATGCCAGCATAGATCATTCCCGAATGTCCGTGCTTTTTAACCAGTGCAATATCGCTTTTGCTGTATTCAACATCTTTCATCCAAGCAAGGAGATCTGGCATTAGTTCAACTGACTTTTTGTCTTCGTAATAAAAGTCGATAACCTTGCGCTTATACTTGTGATATGCTTCGCCGCTCATCTTTAATGCATCAGTCCAACTTGGATCTGCTGTTTTACCGCGCTGACGTCTTGCTGCTGGTGCTTTTTTACGGGCTATTTTTTTACCACGAAGTGCTGTTAGTGCCATTTGATGCTCCTAAATTTCTAACTTATATACCATTATAGCATATCTACAGTGTACGTCAACCGGAGATTTCTTGCTCAAACACAATAAAAAGGTTGACCTTTTGATTATATATGCTATACTGTATGTACAGTTAGAAAACAGGAGTAGCAAATGTACAAGTTGGATCAAGGTTTGGTAGATTTGATTAACGCTCAACGTGCTGAGGCTGAAGAATTCAGCAAGCAGCCTGGATGTTGGATGGGCATGATGCCTGAGGCAACTGAACTGGCATATTGGGAAAGTCGTGTTCCTAGTGGCACTCTCAAGGAGTACAAGCGTATTGAGCGTGAAGAGACTTGCTACTACATGCTGTGCGATGCATACAGCAAGAGCTATGCTCGCAACCTTCGTTTAAGTGTGTTCACTGACGAAGAACTTGAGGCGGAGATTGAAGCCGCTGGTAACATGATAGCAATGCAACAGGAGGCACAATGCTCATGATGGTAACAATAGTAACATGTTGGTTGTTTTTTGTTGGATCTGTTGGACTGTTTGTGTTTGGATATGATCCCACTCAGAGCTTTTTAGGAGCAGGCACAATAGTTGGAGTTTTTGGATTTGTATTGTGTCTTTTTGAACTTATGAGGACTTTGCTCAATGGTAGATAGTAAAACAATTGAACTGTATGAAAAGCGTATCGAACGTTGTTTTGGTGTTGCAGAACAATGTGTTGAAGGAACTTGGGCTCATAATTTTTGGACACGCACTGCAATGACCTTATTGCGTAAATTGAACAACATGCTCGGAGAGGATAGAATCCATGGAACATGAAACCATGTTAGGACTCAGTTTTGAGCCATTTCTTGATGGAGTACAATTGGTACTAGACTTTGACAAGTACGAGTTGAGTATTGTGCAACACAGCGGCAGCTATGGCGGCACAAAAGGCCTGTACGAAATTGCTGTGTTTCAAGACAAAATGCAAGTTGAGCTTCCGGGTATTACCAGGAAAGGCGACACTGTTAACGGTTACCTAACACTCAGTGAAGTGGCTGCTATTGTTAAAAAGATGCACACAATCACCAAAGTAGAACCCAAGAAGGTATCAGCATAAGCGATAAATACATACAGAGGAATACTGTATGCCACGCTTGAGTTTATATCGCCCAAATCGTCAAAACGACTACAAATTTATTGACCGCACTGTTATGGAAATGTATCAGGTTGGCGGTGTTGATATGTTTGTTCACAAATATCTTGGACCGCAACCACACGGTGACGACAGTTCAAGTGTAAGTGGCGGTACTCAAGACGCAACACAACCTGCTTACAGCACAGAATCACCACTGTTTATTGAAGATTTGTTTTTGCTGGAAAACAGAGATCGCAAATATGATGACGATGTTTATCAAATGCGTGGTGTGTACAACTCACAGGACATTGATTTTGATCTAAGTCAATTTGGATTGTTCCTAAACAACGACACACTGTTTATCACATTCCACTACAATTTTATGATTGACACACTTGGTCGCAAACTGATGAACGGAGACGTACTTGAGTTACCAAACCTCAAAGATTTTCATCCTCTCGACAGCGGCATTGCAAAAGCAATACCCAAGTATTATGTAATTCAAGATGCTGCATTTGCCAGCGAAGGGTTTAGCCAAACTTGGCTGCCTCACTTGTGGCGTGTAAAAGCAACACCACTTGTAGGCGCACAAGAATACCACGATATTCTCAAAAAGCCTTTTGAACAAGACAATATTTGGGACAACGGTAACTATTACCCAAGTGGTAGCATTGTGTTATACAACAACAGCTATTACAAATCTATCACTGATGTTGACCCGGGTGTTGAAATTACAGATACTACCAAGTGGCAAGAGTTTGCTCCTAAAAGCGAGCTTGAAACATTTGGCACTGTGGTCAAGGATCGCGAAATCAATGATGCTATTCTCACACAAGCAGAATACGAAGTTCCACTTAGTGGTTACGACACTGTTAAGTTTTACATTGTACCAACAAATGAAGATGGTACGCCTGCTGATCCAAACAGTTACACAGTGGATAACACCGGCATCACAGTTGACAGCACAAATGTTGATGTTGATGGGCAACCACAAACACCGAGAGCAAACGGTTACACACTTGGTTACCTAACTGGTGACGGTATTGCTCCGAATGGCTTGCCAGTTACACCGGGTATATCGTTTCCACCAGGTGCACAAGAGGGGGATTTTGCATTGAGACTTGATTACTTCCCTAATAGACTTTTCCGCTTCAACGGCGCACGTTGGGTTAAGTACGAAGACAATGTAAGAACCAACTTGACACCAGGGTCGCAGAATCAAACACTGCGTAGCGGTTTTGTTAACAACACAAACGAAACAGCAACTGAAGATCGTGGAGACATTCCACAGCGTCAAGCACTTAGTAAACTGCTTAAACCTGAGGCTGACAATTAATGGCACTACAACAGTTCTTTTATGATGAACAAATACGCAGATTCTTGCTGCAAGTTACTAGAGTTTTTTCAAACTTTCAGGTAGAGTATGGACGCAACGAAGATACAAATGCAAAAACACTGTATAGAGTTCCTGTTCGCTACGGTGACGCAAGTCGCCAGGCGGCTACCATTATGCAACAGAACAGTGCCAACAGTCTGCCTAGCACACCGCTGATTACGTTTCACGTTACCAACTTAAACTATGCTCGTGATAGAATACAAGAACCATACTTTGTTGAAAAACAAAATGTGCGACAGCGTTATTGGGATACTGACAGCGAAAGTTACGAAACTACACAGGGTACTGCGTTCACAATTGAAAAACTTATGCCTGTACCATATGATCTTGAAATCAATGTGGACATATGGACATCAAATACCAATCAAAAATTGCAAATACTGGAGCAGATATTAACACTGTTCAATCCAGGTTTAGAAATTCAAAGCACAGACAATTTTATTGACTGGACCAGTCTCAGTGTAATGTATCTTGAACAGGTTACTTGGAGTTCACGAAGTATACCACAAGGCACTGATGATCCTATTGACATTGCTACACTGCGTTTTGTAATGCCAATTTGGATATCGCCGCCTGCCAAAGTTAAGAAACTTGGTGTTGTTCAAAAGATTATTGCCAGTGTGTTTGATGCCAGCGGCGACTACACTGACGCAATTTACGACAATGATTTGCTAATGGGAACAAGACAAAAGTTTACTCCATTTAACTATCAGACACTGTTGCTAGGCAATCAGTTACAAGTGCTAGAACCAAGTGCTGTTGTACTCAATGACCAAGGTGTTGAAGTACCAACTGCTCCTCCAAGCAACCTGATGTGGCACACTGTTATCGATTTGTATGGTAGTATGAGAAATGGTATCAGTCAAGTTCGTCTTGACAATCCATATGACGATAGTATTATTGTTGGCACTGTAGCATATCATCCAACAGACGATAGATTTTTGCTGTTTACTGTGGACACTGATACTATTCCACAAAATACACTGAATGCTGTTAATGCTATTGTCGATCCACAACGCAAAGGCCCGGGCACAACAGCTGGATTGCCTGCTGCATCTGCAGGACAACGCTATTTGTTTATTAACAATTCAACAGGCAGTGCAACTGGAAATGCAGAAGCATGGCGAGGCACAGATGGTTCTCCACTAGTAGCCAATGCCAATGACATTGTTGAATATGATGGTACACGCTGGAATGTGGTATTTGATAGTTCAAACATTAGCAGTGTACAGTATGTAACCAATTTAACAACCAGTGTACAGTATCGATGGGCAGGTGGAGAGTGGCTTAAAAGCTATGAAGGTTTGTATCCAGAAGGCGAGTGGAGTTTAGTACTTTGATCGATGCTGTTGGCATTTGGTTTTACAGTATAAAAACCAACAGATATCTTTATCTACTACGCAATGATCCTAAAAATCCTGGATGTTGGGGATTACCAGGAGGTAAAGTTGATCCTGGGGAAAATTTACAAGAAGCCATACAGCGAGAATGCCAAGAAGAAATAGGTATGTGGCCAGAAATAGTTAAACTTGTGCCTATTGAAAAATTTACCAGTGCTGACAACCATTTTAGTTACAATACATTTTTTTGTTTGGTTGGCACTGAGTTTACGCCAGTGTTAAACAACGAACATCATGGGTATGCCTGGGTTGAATCAGGTGTATGGCCTAAACCTTTGCATCCTGGATTGTGGACCACTATCAATTTTGAAGAAGTGTTAGATAAGATTGATACAGTTAAACAGTTTCAAATATCACAAAGCGAAACAAATTTGCCGTAAGTCCAGCGAGTAAAGTTAACATTGTTTCTCCAGTCACTGGGTGCTTCAGCACCATCACTTACATAAACAAACTGCACCCCAGGGTAGGTAGTAATTACACGATTAACATGATCAATTGCAGTTTGATCAGGAGTGCCTTCACTGTTAGAACCGTCAACACCCAGCAAGAATACTTCCTTGTGTCCGTCGAAACAGGCAAGCCAGGCGGCAACAGCAACGCTGCGTCCTCTTTGTCCATATGGAACTAGATAAAATTCACCTGGATTGTTAATACAGTTCCGTGCATGACTGTACACACTAACGCGATCGCTGTATTTTGCTTGTTGTATTTCTTTTAGTTTTTCTGCATCAAATTCAACATAGAAATCACACTGTAACTCTGTCCAACAACCTTCAGTTCCATAACTTTGCAGGCGTTTGCGGGCCAAGTGGCCTCCGGCATGTCGTTCAATATGGTTTTTTAAGTTAAATTTACCATGTAATTTTGTGTGATATCTGCTTGGGCCATGACCAATAACAACAGCACGACCTGAAATATGTTGGTTTTCAATGGGATTATCAATCCATTCACGCTCTTGATGCTTTTTGCCATCTTTGATTGTGTTGCTGATAATCACAAACTCACCATCGTAGTCTGTGCGATATCTCTCTGACATTAGAGCCTTCCGACTAATACTTCAATTACGCCTGGATCTTCGTCTGTTTTATTTTCAATTGCTTTACCAACAATACTGCCAGCTGGAGGATTGGTAGCGTTTGTCCACGCACAGGCATGTCCTGGTCTGCTACTACTTACCAATAGATCACCTTTGTTGATTATTCCTGTAACCATGCAAGGTACACGTCCAATTAGTGCAACATCAACAATACATTCTCCTTCAAGATAGGTATTCATGAGATATGCAGGATCTGTAGATACAATACCTGCGATTGCACGACTAGTAGGGCCAGGTGATCGTGTTACTTCTGCTTCGCCGCCAAGTACAACTACTGTGCCCGGAGGATATTGAACATCACTGGTATATTTTTCTGCCAAGTCAGCATATCTTGCAGCATTTGCTGTTGTGTATAGAATATTGTTTGTATTATCAAAATAAAATGAACTATCTTCGTAAACTGGTTTATAACCAGCAGTTGAGTTAGCCGAAAATAGAATTGGACAGTTGGTGTCTCCAGTATCATCATTGTTTACATATACATTAGTAGCGTTAGTTGCTGTACCACTAAGTGTAGCAGTAATTGTACCAGCGGTGAAGTTACCCGAACCATCTCTAGCAACAATAGTGCTGCCAGTGTTGGCACTGGTGGCGTTTGATGTAACAGTAAATGTAGACCCGCCTGATTGGTTAGCAGTAAAACTTGCACTACCACTAATACCTGTGCCACTTGTATTCATTGTTAATGTACCATTACCTACTGTAACACTGTTAGTTGTTGCACTGGTAATACGACCATCTGCTGCAATTGTTATAACAGGAATAGCAGTTGCACTACCATAAGAACCTGCACTAACACCACTATTAGCAATATCTGCTGTTAGTGTAGCATTACCAAGGTTAGTAAATGTTGCACTACCCGACAAGTCACCAGCCAATGTTAGTGTTGGATCTGCTGTGTTGGTTGTTGTAATAGTAACATCACCTAGATTGGTTAATGTGCCTGATCCAGTTACTGCACCTGATAGTGTAATAGTTGGATCACTTGTTGCAGTGGTTGTGATACTCACGTTGCCCAAATTGGTCATTGTAGCACTACCTGTTACTGCACCAGTCAATGTGATTGTTGGATCAGCAGTTAGTGTTGTTGAAATACTTGCGGTGTCGCCTGCACTTGTAAATGTAGCACTGCCAGTTACCGGTCCTGTAAGCTCAACGGTCACTGCACTGCTAAGTGCTGTTGCCGTGTCTGCATTACCAGTAAGATCACCGACAAAACCTGTTGAAGTAACACTAGTTAGTCCAGCAAGAGTCGTTGATGTAGCACCAAGAGAGATCGAAGTGGAACCTATGGTTACGTCACTGTTGGAAAGATTGGCATTTGTAATACCAGCCGAGCCACTTAACATTGCATTTGTAATGTTAGAGATTGTATTATTGGATGCGTTAATTGTTTTGTTTGTAAGTGTTTGAGTTGCAGTATTTTGTGTAATTTCAAAGCCGCCAGCAGTAGAACCGTCGTGTACTCTGATTGTGTACAAGTCAGTGTCTAGGCTGAGTTCTCCATCACTTCCTGTAAATGAATTGTTTTGTGCAGTGGTTCCGCGTCTAAATTGTAGTACTGTTGGCATACTGTTCTCCGTTATTGTTATTTATCAGGTTAGTACACCTAAATCTGTTGCATCTAGAATATCACCAACTGGATCCATCATGCTGTATATTTCTCCAAGGCTCACTCCAAAAGGATCTGTGCCACCTGTTTCAAATGGTGTTTCCTGTGTTGTTTGTGCATAGTCGTAACTTAGATCAAAATTGCCTTCAGAACCAGGAAGTGGTGTAACTGTACTGTTTGGGAATGATGATGCACCGCCGTCACCGCCGCTTTGTTCTACCCAGCTAAGTGTTCCTGCACCATCGGTAGCAAGCACATAGTCAGCAGTTCCTGCATCACCCGGTAATGTAAATGTTACGTTTCCAGAGACAGTTGACGGAGACACAATTGCAATATAATTTGAACTATCACTATCGTATAGATACAAGCCTTGGCGATCATTGATATTGATATTTCCAGTAGCTGTAATGTTGCCCGACGTAGTAATACTGGTCAAGGTGCCAACTGATGTAATGTTAGGCTGTGCCGCAGTGGTTACAGTACCTGCTGTAGCAGCACTACCACTTACATTGCCTGTTACTTCACCAGTTACATTACCAGTTACGTCACCAACTATAGTTGCGTTAACGTTTCCTGCGTCGACATTGCCAGTAACTGATACACTAGTTAAAGTTCCCACTGATGTAATGTTAGGCTGTGCCGCAGTGGTTACAGTGCCAGCGGTAGTAGCACTAGTTGCGGTAGCAGCACTGCCGCTGACATTACCAGTAACATCGCCTACGATAGTTGCAATAACATTTCCAGCATCAATGTTGCCAGTTACACTCAGTGAACCCAAAGTACCAACTGAAGTAATGTTTGTTTGACTTGCGGTTTCAAGTGTGCCTACCAAATTTGTAAAGTTAGCTCTTGTGCCATCAACATTGCCAGCACTTACGTTACCAGTTACACTCAAACTACCCAATGTACCTAGGCTTGTAATATTTGTTTGTGCGGCTGTAATAAGTGTTCCGCTTATACTAGTAGCATTTACATTACCTGCATCAACATTGCCTGTTACAGACGCTGTAGCAGCTTCTAAACCACCAACTACAACATTACCATAAGAGCTTACTGTAACAACTTCACTGCTGATGCTAACATCTTTAGCAAGTACAATTTTGCCTTCACTGTTGTCATATCCAACAAATGCACTTTTTTCTGATCCGCTATAGTAATAAAGTTGTGTTCCTCTGTCTTTTCCATCGTCACTGCCAAGTGGTGTACCGTTTGCTCCGCGACCTAGGTCAATAATTGGATCCTGTACACTAAAGGTTGTAACATTTGTGTACACTGTGTTACCACTAACTGTAAGATCACCACCAATTACAGCATTACCACTGACTGTGACACCGCTTAATGTTCCAACTGATGTAATGTTAGGCTGTGCCGCAGTAGTCACAGTGCCTGCTGTTGTTGCACTACCACTAATATCAATAGTGTATGTGCCACTCAGTCTTCCGCTTGGTACAGTGCCGCTTGATAATTCATCTGCATTGAGACTTGTAATACCACTGCCCGCACCAGTAACAGTTGTAAATGCACCAGTTGTACCATCAACATTGCCTGCACTTACATTACCAGTTACAGTAACACTGCTTAAAGTTCCGACACTGGTAATATTAGGTTGAGCAGCAGTGGTTACAGTCCCAGCAGTTGTTGCTGTTGTGGCACTGGCAACTGTACCTATTACATTTGCAGCCGCAATATTTCCTGTGATCTGTGCAGGAGTTGTTCCGTCACTTTGAAAAACTTCAAAACTTCCGCCATTGTCTTTGAGTTGCAAACTACCAACATAAATGGTGTTGCCTGCTAAAAACAGTTCGTTCCAACGTGCAGTATCGCTACCAAGATTGTATGTGATATTTGCACTTGGCAATATATTGCCAGTTACAATAAGTCCGTCGGTGCTAAACTCAACAATTTCGTTGCCGGCAACGCCTACAGTTACATTACCGCCTGAACTAACAACACTTACATTGCTTGTGCCGTTATCAATGCTAGTAGTACTAACGTCAACAAACGAAATGTTTCCTGCGCCATCTGTTTGCAAGAACTGATTGGCACTACCATCACTTGTTGGAAACTTGTATGCATTGTTGAATGTAATAGCACCACTGTCGTTACCGTCGATCTTAAATTGCACATCGTCATTTGAACTGGCTTCAACTGATGTACCATCTGTGGTAACTGCAACCGTAAACTGTGTTCTGTTAGCATTGTTGGTG